CAGGTTGTGGAATGTTGCGATCAAACCAGTATTGCAATGGGTAATTATTTGTAAAGCTCTTATTTGGGAGGTTAACGTAGTCATCTCGATTCATACGAGCCATGGGGATTTCCATGGGGTTGCTACCAAAAACCACTTGATACACGCCCATATTAGCGCCAGCAGTTTGCTGAATGCGCCAGTAGCCTGCATTAGAGCTATCAGGCAAATCATAGTATAACCATACATTGCTTGACCAATCTACGGCACCGGGAGAAAGCGCAGTTACCCAAGTTATGCCATCTTGTGAATACTGCAGCACAACTGTTACAGAGCCTGTAATTGCAGGCAAAATACCAATTGATGCAATGTAGACAGGCGATGCAGAAGTAGGTGCAATGCCAATCGATCCAGTGTTATTAGTTAATTGGCAAATGGAAGTACCTACGCCATTAAACGCGTTGGATGCAGTACCAGAAGTAGAGTACGCGTCGGTAGTATTTGTAGTTAACGTGCGATAGTTAGCATTCAAAATATCTACAGTACCAACTGGCAAATAAAATGTTTGCTGCTCTGGTTGCATACCCATAATATTTTTAACAATACACCAGTATTGAATACCACGGTTTGCCATGTTTGATAGCAAAAACCAAAGACTATCTTTTGCAGACAATACCTGCTCGTCTGTAAGCTCTTCGGCTAGTTTACCAGCACGGCGAGCCCCATGGTCAATCATGTTTTGGACTGATATAACAGTTTGGCCAACAGTACCGCTTGTGCTCATGTTTTACCAGCCTTTAATTTTGCCACCTGTTGAGCAATGCCAACGATCTAAAGACGCAGCTTTACGAGTTGGACGACCCTTGTCATCTTTCATAGGCCCCGGCATGCCACTCATTCTAGCACAAAAACTATCATGTCGTGTACCCTTTGCTTGTGGGGCCTTAAGGTTACTACCGGTTGCGTTATTAAACTTGTCTCGACCCTTCTGAGTCAACCCTGCTCCGCGATTAGTGGGTAATTTTTCCCCTCTACTAACAGAAAGCACAGGATCTCCCCCTTTAGACATCTTTACTGTTTTTGCCGCTGCCTTAAAGTCTGCAGCCGTTGGCGCACCTTTGCTACCAACTCTACGCATCTTTTCACCAGAGCCATGAGCAATTCTTTGCTGTTTTGCATGAATGTTGTCATATAAACCACCATTTTTAAACTTTTTACCCTCATCAGCCTTTGCAAACTCTTTGCCGACTTTTTGAGGCACACCACCAAAGCCGCCCTTTGTATGAGCGGCAGCTTCCATCAAACGATGTTGCGCAGGTGATTTACTTGGCATATTAAGCCTGAGCTTCTTTCCAAGACAAACGAGCTTGAACGTTTGCGGCAGTTGTTGTAGTTGCAACAACGTATAAAACGTCTGGGCCGTCTGGGTACAAACCTACTTGCGTAGTTGGCACAGTGTTATTCACACCACCACCCAAGATTGAGTTACCTAAGTCACGAACGTTAGCCAAGTCCAACGTGTTCACACCAGCAGGCACATACAGCGCCGCCAATGATTCACCACCAGTAATTGTTGCCGTAGTTCCAGTAGCTCCATTTACTGCAATTTGCGCCAATGAAGACGTAAATCCACCAGCAAGCTGTTGAGGTGAAATAAACGTCGCTTGAGAGCCTGTACCTGAGAATGCCGCCGCAATACGACCGTTCAAAACCAAGTTTACCAACACGTTGGCAGAAGAAATGATAGACACCGAGTCCAACTGCAATTGCATACGGTTAATGGTTTCTTTCAAACCAAGAGTACTGGTTGTGCCGTTATCTACGGATGGCGCAATACGAATTGCCATCAAAGCGTAAGAGCCAGCCGCCGCAATAGCCAAGAATGATGTCATGCCATAGTTGAAAATCAGCGATTTATCATCGTTGAACTGACCGTCCATGATGACTGATGAACCCCAATGTGAGATTGAAGGTACAGAGTCTTGAGTAGCGTATTCAACAGTTACAAACGCTGTAGCACTATAAGTAAACGCAGTAGCCGCAGATCCCCCAGTAGCACCACGAGTACATCCAGTTAGTGACGTTGAAGTTTTACCTGTATAGGTAACAAACTCAACAACACCAGCCGTACCACTTCCTGTAATCTTTGCTGTTCCACTTGAGTTAAACAAGCTTGTATCAGCTACAGGAATTGTGGTGTCCCCAGTAGTAATTGAAGCTGTCAAATAAGTAGTTGGCGTCAAGCCAGAAGACTCATAGTGCGCTGGCAAGTTACCAGAACGCATAAAAGCCTCGTACTGAACGTTGTTGTTCTGTACTTGATGACAGTACGTTACCGCACCACTTTGACCCCTGAAGCCCCAACGAATTGATCCCGCACCGTACCATGAATAGTCAATGTAGAACATTTGCATGCGCGACAGATCAAGGTTGTAGCCCGATGGGCCAGTCCCATCCATAGGATCAAACCAAGTTGAACGTGGGTACTTCGTATCTGTTGTGACAGACATAATGTAACCACCGTTTGGCGAGTTAGTTGAGTCGTAAGAGTTACCACGATACTCAGGTGCAATAGTCAATGAGGTGTCGCTTGCAATAGCAATAACACGGTACGACTGCCCGCGAATAACTGCGAATTGACCGGGTACAAACGCTGTTGTAAAGTTTGTTCCAACACCTGTAACAGTTGCATTACCTTGCGTTACTTGAACATAACCAGTAGTTTGAATTGTTGATGTACGAACCACTGCGTATAACTGTTGACCATCATATTGGAAGAAAATTCCATTTTGCTGATCGTAAATACCAACTGAGTTCTGAGCACCATACCAAATTGTTGGATTTACTCGAATTGAGTTACCAGTCGCTGGAGTTGATGGCGGTGTGTTAATTACAGAAGTTGAATACTGAAATGTAGTCTTGGTAAAGCCGCCAGAACCAATTGTAAAAGTACCGTTGTACTGCGTTGGAGTTGCACCAGACACTTGGATTGTTGTACCAACAGCCAAGTTATGTGGAGCAGAAGTTGTTACCGTTACAGTAGTGCCAGAAGCTGTCAAAACAGGTTGGAACAATGTTGGCTGAAGTGAAGAACCAGTTGAGAACTGGATACCTTTACCAGACTGATAGCGGAAATAACGACGTGTCTGACGAATTAACTGTTGGTTGGTAATCGTACCGCCCGCAGAGAATGCAACACCGCCATCGTATGGACGAGACTCAACCCAACCCGCAGGGCGCATATAGACGTTTGTCTGACCAGCGCTGTTTGTTGGGCTTGTTACTGCTGTTGCAGTTGTAAAAGTAAATGTGCTTGCAGTTGGAGTTGTAGCAACAATCCACGCACCGTTTACGTTTAAATCTGAAGCAAAACCAACCATATAAACGTAGTCACCTACGTTCAGCCCGTGGGCATAAGTTGTCGTGCAAAGTGGGGTAGTAGTTGCGCTTGCAGTGATGCAATTTGCACCTATTTGAAAGCCACAGTTGCTGTAAAAGTTGCCAGGGTACACATACGACTTGCCTGGGTTAAACACGTTTGTCGTTGATGTAGCGTTTGCATCAATTAAAAATGTTACAGAAGTGCTTGCAGTAACAGTCGTAACCAACCACCAACCATTAATGTTAGGGTTTGTTGCGCCTTGAATAAAGATTGGAGTACCTACCGTATAAGCGGCGGTACTAGCCATAGACACAACAACAGAACGACTACCGCTAGTTGTCTGTATGCCTTTGTTTGAAGCAGAGTTGTCAACAGTCGTGTACACCTGTGGGATGTAGTACGCGCCTTGACGGTTGTTTTGTAGGTTAATTGATTCCCATTTGGTAGGTTGTTGACCATACTCAAAGTCGGTATCAATTAGCGCTTGAGGTTGCGATACGCGCAGTTTATCTACTGGATCGTATGCCGCAGAACGTGATGACGTCTGTGTGCGTAATTGATTATCTGTTTGGCTACTTGGGCCAGTGTACGTAACGAGTTGCGACATATTTCACCTATTCTGTTAAAAAGTAGGGGCACGTAGCCCCTACAGTTTTAGCAATTTGCTTTACCACCACGCTTGTAGTTTTTGCCTTCTACGTCGGCAATACCACCAGTTTTATAGCCATTGGTGACACCACCTGTCTTATAGCCATTGATAACACCGCCGGTTTTTAAACCTTTATGTGCTTTACTAGCAGGCTTGCCTTCATGTGATGACAACTCTGATTTTATGCCTTTAATAGCTTTCATCTCAGCTTTATGCGTGGCTTTAGTTTCACCACCTTCTTTGCGCATCACAGGCCCAGTCTCTGGACGCATAGGCATGCCACCCATATACGAACCGCGTTTAGGCATTGCAGGAGCAACGCCGCGACGAGCCGCCATAGATACACCTTTTTCAGAGTCAGCTACAGGAAGAACACCTCCCATAGCTTTCTTTACAGAACCACCTTTTTTGAGCTTCAGAATAGCTGAAGGCTCAGTGGTTTTCATCTTTGGCATTAGTTTAAATTCACCCATGGTATTCTCCTATTAGGACACTAAGTTTTGGTTTACACCAACGGCGCCAAGACGTGTTGCATTTGGACCTGCGGCAATAGCGGGAAGCATAATGCCAAGAACCAATCGCTTAATACCATCAGGCGCAGTAGATGGACTAAATGTACCCCGCACATCGCCTGTTGTAGTGGTTGCAGGGTTTGTTGTATCCGCAACCACCAAATTACCTGTGTCAAGAGTAAAACCAGAACTCCAACCAACATGAGAGATGTACACGCCACTAGTAACACGAATTGGAATACCAAGCAATTGAGTTGTGCCGACAGTAACGGTTGTTCCAGTGGCTCCCGCAATGCTTACAGAAAGCACTTGATAAAAGGCCTTTTTTCCTGAAACTGCGGTAGAAACAGCAGAAGACGAAGTGATTGCCTCGCTCATGGGCTGACCGTACTGATCCCAGCCCGTGATTGTTACCA